GGACTACAAGACAGGCAACGACAAGTACCCCGACCGTGACCAGCTAACCCTGATGTCTTTGATGGTGTTTGCCCACTTCCCCCACATACGCCAAGTAAACTCCGCTCTGCTGTTCGTTGTGAAGAACTCGATGGTCACGCAGGTGATGACAGTAGATCAGAAAGACTTTCATTGGTGGCGGTACAGGGAGAGGGTAGCCAAGCTGGCCGCATCCTACGATAATGACATTTGGAACCCAACCAGCACCCCGCTCTGCGGTTGGTGCCAAGTCAAGGGTTGCGAGTTTAACCCCAAACACTAAGGCATATCATGACTTACAAAAGAGACTACAAACAAGAATACGCAAACTACGACGGCACAGAAGCAGTCAAGAAGAAGCGGGCTCAGCGTAACAAAGCTAGGCGCATGCTTGAGCGTGAAGGCGTGGTAAGTAAGGGCGACGGCAAGGACGTAGACCACAAGAAGCCCCTAAGCAAGGGCGGTACCACAACACGTTCCAATCTAAAAGCTGTGCCAGCTAGCGAGAACCGTTCGTACAAACGCACCGCAAAGGGGGCAATAAAATAATGGGAATAAGCGACAAGGACTACGCTGACGCAATAGAGCACCAAAGAGTGCACATGCAAGCGATAAAAAATGGAGGAACAGTAACGCTGAGTACAACAAACTACCCAATAACTGCCAACATTACTCAACCGTACGGGCAGTTCAAAGCACTGACTGAGCAAGACCTACGGCATGAAGGCATGAAGGCACCACTATCCGCACTAATCGATATGTGGACGGTACGGTGGGGTAGCGAGTGGGTTAGCGAGATTGAGTTTCAAGAAGACGACTTTTGGCGCATTGCTTTGGTACGCCTTACTGGTGCCAACAAGTTGGAGAAACACAACCTAGCTAACCAATACATGTCTGTGTATAGGATCATCGAATAATGCAGATCATAGAAAACAAAGCGTTGCTGTTTAAGACACGCAACCCCGACAAGTACAGCGTTATACCTAGAAGCAAGATCGTCAGCGAAGACAACGGTACGTTTGAAGTAGCCGTGTACTGGGGGTTAGATGAAACGCGTGTGCTCCGCAACCTAGGTGTAAAGAACGCACCATCGCCTATCACCGCTAAGTACGACTGGCCGGGGCGGTTCAAACCCTTTGCACACCAAATAGACACCGCTTGCTTCTTGACAATGAATCGTAGAGCGTTCGTGTTCAACGACCCCGGTACTGGCAAAACTTTTTCTGCCCTGTGGGCGGCTGATTACTTGATGAACCTTAAACATGTACGGCGTTGCCTGATTCTATGCCCCCTGTCTATCATGCACGACGCTTGGGTAAGTAGTATTGGCAAGAGCGTCATTCACCGCTCAGTTATTGCGGCGCATCATTCACAGGCATCACGGCGCATCGAGATGGTACAAGGCGACTACGAGTTTGTAGTGGTCAACTACGACGGGCTAAACCTGATTGCTAATGAAGTTGTTGCCAACGGCAAGTTCGACCTTGTGATTGTGGACGAAGCAAACGCCTACAAGAACCCATCAACACAGCGCTGGAAGTCCCTCAACAAGATACTAAAGCCTGACACCATGCTGTGGATGATGACAGGCACACCAGCCGCACAGTCGCCCATAGATGCGTACGGCTTAGCCAAGCTAGTAAACCCCCTAGGTGTACCCAAGTTTGCTACCGCATGGCGTGACAAAGTAATGAACAAGTTATCCAAGTTTAAGTGGGCGCCAAAACGTAACGCTCAGCAGGACGTATTTGATGCACTGCAACCAGCGATTAGATACACCAAGGAAGAGTGTACCGACTTGCCACCCGTACTTACCGAGACCCGTGAAATACCCCTTACGCCACAACAGGTCAAGTACTACCGCATGCTCAAAGACCTTATGGTTATGCAGGCATCGGGCGAGACGATTACTGCCGTCAATGCGGCGGCAGGTGTATCCAAACTATTACAAATCTCCGCAGGCGCCGCCTACACCGACGACCACGAGGTAGTAGAGTTTGACTGTTCGCCTAGATTGAACGTGCTCTTGGAAGTACTTGAGGAAACCCGCCGCAAGGTTATTGTGTTCGCACCATTCAGGCACAGCATTGAGGCAATCAACGCGCACTTACTCAGACACAACATAGCCAGTGAAGTGATACACGGTGATGTAAGCGTTAACAAACGCACAGACATCTTCAAACGCTTTCAGTCGGCCGCTGACCCCCGTATACTCGTTGTTCAGCCGCAAGCCGCATCGCATGGTGTAACATTAACAGCGGCAGATACCGTGGTGTTTTATGGCCCAGTCATGTCCGTCGAAACCTACTTGCAGTGCATCGCAAGAGCAGACCGCATCGGGCAAACTTCGACTAACGTAACCGTAATACATTTGCAAGGCAGTGAAATAGAGAAGCGCATGTTTAAACAGTTAGAGAAACGTGTTGCAGGGCACGACCTCTTGCTGAACTTGTACAAGGAAGAAATTAATTTTTAAGGAAAACCCTAAGTTGGGTTGTACACCTGACTTTGTTGATGTAAAATATTTTACAAAGGAGCATAAAAATGCCAAACGAAGAGGAAGTAGTACCGCTAGATAAACTAGCACGTGTATATCGTAAGATGTACGCAAAGGTTCAAGAACTTACCAAGCAGTATGAAAGTGAGATCGAAGAACTCAAAGCAAAGCAAGACGAAATTAAGAACGCCATGAAAGATCAGATGTTGGCGCTGGGTATGAACTCGGTGCGGACAGAAGAAGGCACTATCATCTTGTCACAGAAAACTCGTTACTACACAGACGACTGGGATTCATTCAAGAACTTTGTTGTAGAACACGATGCACTAGACCTGTTTGAGAAGCGCATAGCGCAGAAGAATATGTCTATGTTTTTAGAAGAGAACCCGGGTGTAGTGCCAGCCGGGCTCAACTCGATGTCGGAGTATGCAGTAACAGTACGTAAACCAACCAAATGAGGAGCAGTATTATGGGCGATCTAGCCAGCTTTAACCCGAATCAAACCCCAGCATTTGCACGCAAGGGTGAATTATCTGCATTAACCAAGAGCCTTACCGGCGGCACGGGCGGCGGCAGTACCAAGCGCATCTCGATCAAAGGCGGTGTATTCCGCTTGATGGCTGACGGTAAAGAAATTACCTCAATCGACGACCGTCACCTTGATGTTGTTATTGTCAATGCGGCACCGAAGATTAGCCGTACTTTCTACGCTGGGCAATACGTTGAAGGCGAAACAAAAGGACCCGATTGCTGGTCAGCTGACGGTGACAAGCCCGACGCATCTATTGAAGAGCCACAAGCAAACGACTGCGCATCATGCCCAATGAACGTCAAAGGCTCAGGCCAAGGCGAATCTAAGGCTTGCCGTTTCTCACAGCGCCTTGCAGTAGTCTTAGCGAACGATGTACAGGGTGACGTAATGCAGTTGACCCTAGCCGCTACATCCATCTTTGGTAAGGAAGAAGGCGACAAACGCCCACTACAAGCCTACGCTCGTTACCTTGCCGCACAAAGCATCAACCCTGAGACACTTGTAACACGTCTTCGTTTTGATACAAAAGCCGCAGTACCCAAGTTGTTTTTCCAACCAGTACGTTGGTTAGAGGACGACGAGTACGCAGTAGCCGTTAAGAAGGGCGAGTCCACAGAAGCGAAATTGGCTGTGACCATGAGCGTTTCCAAACCTGTTGACAAGCCGCTAGCCCTCGAAGGAATTAAGCCGTCAGCTAAAGCCAAAGTAGCGCAAGTTGCAGTTGAAACTGAAGAAGTAGACGAGCCTGAGAAGCGTAAGCCAGCAACAAAGGCAAGCGCAGTGCCAGCCAAGAAGGCCAGTAGCTTAGCCTCTACCGTTGAGGAGTGGGATGATGAGTAAGTTTATTCTTGCCGCAGTACTATCCCTCACGGCACTCTCTGTTTACGCATCGTGTACAACTTCTACCCTTTCTACTCCCGATGGTAGATTTATGGTCTGTACAACGTGCTGTAACGGTGGGAACTGCAACACAACTTGCTTTTAAGATAGGGGGCTCCGGCCCCCACTAACGAGAACATCATGGCTTACTCAGACGAGATTAAAAATACAACAAAGAGCGCACCGAAGACGCTGGGCAACCAGTTGGGGCGCTGGGCAATTAGTTTAGACTTTCCAGTTATCGAAGTAGCAAAATTTACAGGCGCAACAAGGCAGACGGTTTATAACTGGTTCAGCGGCACGGAAGTGACGCCTTCATATCGGTTACGTGTACAGTCTTTGTTGAACATATTACAAAACAGTAAAACAGCAGAAGAGGCGCTAAGACAATGCTTAAAGAACCAGTAGAAACATCCGTAAACCCAAAAACCCTCACTGACTATGAACTGTTACATTTTGCTGAAGATTTTGTTTATGGCGACGGCTTGCCTAAAGAGTTTCAGCTAGAACTTGTAAATCGTTTTGCATCAAGAATAATCACCGGCATTCCTTACTAACTCGAGAGGTTTCACATGACGTCGCAGGAATTCCTAGCGACTGTGCTACCGTCTTCGGGTGTTTACTGCACGGCCGAGATTAGCACAGCAAAAAGAGAGCACGTATTCGTCAACACGATTGACGAGTTGTACAACGCTGCCATGGCATTTGATGGAAAGGGCTACAACACTTTCTTTGCCTTGGCATCGTTTGATGATAAGAAGAAGCGCACCGCCGACAGCGCTTTAAAGATGAGGTCTTTATTCTTGGACATCGACTGTGGTAAAGGTAAGGACTACGAAAACAAAGCGCAAGCGGCTACTGCTTTGGATTTGTTCTTGGGCGGCACAGATTTAAATACTTTAGGAACGCCGTTCATTATTTCTAGTGGCGGTGGCTTGCATGTTTATTTTCCGTTCGAGGAAGAAGTAGATATTGCTGTATGGAAACCTGTTGCAGAGAACCTTAAGCGATTAGCTAAGAAGCACGGCTTTAATATCGATGCTTCGGTTACTGGTGATAGCGCCCGTATTCTGCGTGTGCCTGATACACACAATTACAAAGAAGCGAAGCCACGTAAGGTATCTATCAAGGTCAAGGGCACCATCTTTAACTTTGAGGCTTTATCAAACCACTTACGGGAAGCCGTTGGTGAACAGTCGTACGAAAGCCTACCTCCACTTCAGCTGCCCGGTCAACGCCCTAAACTCGCACCTAACGCCAACAGCGTCAAGTTAATCGAGAACAGCGCCACCTACTTTAAGAACATCAAAACGTGCGCTCAGATCAATTACTACAAAGAACATGCCACAGAAGACGGCATGGAGCCCTTATGGCGCGGCGTCCTCAGCATAGCTAAATACTGCGATGATGGGGAAGAAGAGGGCTTGGCGATTTCTGCCATGCACCCATACGACACGGCTCGGCACAACGAGAAGTGGCATGCTATCAAGGGGCCTTATGGCTGTCTCAAGTTCGATGAGGCTAATCCAGGTGTATGCGAAACGTGTCCACACTACAACAAGTTCACCAATCCGCTGGCACTAGGTCGAGAGATTAAAGTTGACGTAGAACAGAAAGAGGTAGTAGTTGAGCGCGTGCAGGAAGAAGAGGCTGTACTTACGCCGCAGACCATCACTCGTCCAACTCCACCCAAAGGCTTTGCGTTTGGCACCAACGGCGGTGTGTTTATGGACCGCATGGTAGAAGACGAGCAGGGCGGCAAGTCACGCAAGCAGGTTATGTTGTTGCCGTACGACTTGTTTGCGGTAGACATTCTGAACAGCAATGGCGACCACTTGGTACACCTACTTGCCTTCAGACCCGAGGGCGCAGTCGACATCCTGATTCCACAGAAGTCCATCGTAAGTAAGGACGAAACGGTTAAAGCGCTGGCTAATCAGAACGTGATTGCGTCTTATGGTGCAGGCAACGACAAGAACTTATTTGACTATATCCGTGGGTGTGTAGAGTTTATTAGTGCTAACAAACGGGCGGTTAAGGTACCGAATAGTTGTGGTTGGCAACCTGACAACACGTTCGTATACAACAGTCGGATTCTGTCCTACAACGGAAGCGAAGTATACGTACCCACACCCGCCTTGGACAACATCAACCAGTCCACAGTACCCACCGGCACGATAGAAAGCTGGCGCAAGGTATTCAATATGCTGATCGCCAAGGAAGAGTGGTCGGTGCTAGCGATGGCTTTGGTTGGACCTGCTAGCTTGCTAATGAACTTCACCAAGTTCAACGGCTGTGTGTATCACCTTGGTTCTTCTGAGTCGGGAATGGGTAAGTCTTTAGCCCTTGAACTAGCGGCTAGTTTCTTCGGGCACCCCGAGCGCTACCGTGTGACACAGAGTACGTCTATTGTTGCATCGCAACAACGTCAGGGTTTGCTCAACAGCTTGCCGTTTATTATTGACGAGACTACCAGCAAGAGCCGTGAAGACTTCGAGTGGTTGCCTGAGTTCTTACTTGACTTAACACAGGGTAAGGGCAAAGACCGCATGAAGCAGGGCTCCAACGAGGAGCGCATCAACACCTCTACATGGAAACTGCTGGTGCTTCTATCGTCGAATACGCACGTTATGGACTTCCTATCAGGCGCACGTAAGCATGCGTCACAAGGTGAGATGTTCCGTATTCTTGAGTTGCAGATGAACAAGAAGCTAAAGTGGACGACTGAAGAAGGCGCAACGCTGGGATTGCTTAAAGATAACTTTGGTGTAGTTGGGCTAGAGCTAATCCGCTGGATGGTACAAAACCGTGAAACCGTCAAGCAGGTAGTTGCAAAAGCTAAAACAGACCTTACAGCCGAGTTTGATTCTAACGATGACGAGCGCTACTGGACTGCGGGTAACTCTTGTATTGTTGCTATTGTGCAACTGCTTGGTAAGAAACACGCTAACCTAATCGACATACCCATCAAGCCGATTGTAGAAGTACTACGCATGATGGTGTACAGCGCACGGGGCATTATTCACGGAAGCAAGCGCAATGCAGAAGATGTACTTAACGCCTATACCCGTGAGCGCTTTGGTAAGTTCGTAGTAGTTAAAAACCTCAACGGTGTACTAGATGCGACGCTAGGCGGTAATGGGGATATTGACCAGTCGCTGACCCGATCTGATGTAGCTGGGCGTGTAGAGCATGGGTTTACACCCGGACACGTAGACTATTTCATTGAGGAACAGCTTCTCAAACAGCACTGCGTGTCGATGAGTTACGGCTACAAAGACTTCAAGGAACAGCTTGAGCGCTTGCCAAACTATAAGATTAAGTACCTGCGCAAAGACATGTTGTCCAAGACCCGTGGTCCTACTATGCGAGTCAACGTGATGCAGATTACCCGCCCTGTGTACGAAGATGAGGAAAGTTAAAGTGCATTACCCTTGGCCTGATACCCCCGTCAAGGGGGTATTTTTTGTACCTACTTTGCGCTTAGCAGAAATAAAAAAGGACGGCTTGGCGGCCGCCCTTCACTACAACATAAAAGCCAAGGCTGATTTCGGTACCTTAAACGGTAAGATCGGGGTGCTATTTACTCGCGTTCGCTAATAAAGTCTTTGGAAAGCTCGATTCTTTCTTTGCGAATTTCATCAAGTTGACGGCGCTTCTCAGGACCCGATAAGTTAGGGTCAGATTTAATCTCACGTTCTTCTTTAGCTAACTGTCCCATTTTCTGTTTAAAGCCACCAGCTAACGGGGCAAGGCTTAGCTCATCAGCAAAACGATCGGCATAGGCTTCGGCGTCGGCATCACGACCCTCTTCTTCCAGCTTCTTGTAAGTCTGACCCGCACGGTTGATCGCTTCCACATCTTTGTACGCACGGTTGATAAGACCACTTGCATCTTTAGGCTGGAATATGGAACCAACAACAGGCATCTCGCTAGCACGCGCAGTTGGTTTTTCACCGCCAACGCTACCAAACAGAGGGTTAGCCATAGAAGCGAGCGCCAAAGGCAAGCTACCGGTATACCCACGCAACAGGTACTCAATCTGAACAGGTGATAGGTACTCACCCAAGACTGGAATTTGTCCTGTACCTTTACCGATAAACTTAGCCAACTCAGTAGTGTTGGCGTTAAACCGTTCGGCTGGGTCAAGACCGGCTAAGCGATCACTAATGATGTCACGACCTGTAAAGAACGAATAATTAGTAATTACTTCAATCGGCGCTTTAGCACCAGCCGGTATAGACGATGGGCCAAGAGGCACAGAATTTTTAATCATTTTAGCAAGCGCTTTTGCAGCTTCGCCAGCAGTTTTGTCGCCACGCATTACATTAACAATCGCTTCCGGCAATGCTTTGAAAGGAATACCTAATTCAAATGGAATCGGTATGCGCACTGGTTCATCAATGCCCGGTATGTACACAAACCAGTTGTTGTATTTTTCGTCGTCGTTGGCGTTTTGATAAGCCTCGTCTTCGCTCATTAATAGAGCGTATGCCATTGACACACCAAACATCAACATACCGCGCTGCCATAGTTTTTGTTTAATACGCAGTTTTTCTTGGAAAGTAGCTTTTCCTGTGAACGCGTTGTATATCACATTCAGACCTTGAATCTGCGCATTAAGGAACGGCACCATAGTAGACAGCAAGAACAGGCTTGACGATGTGCCCCGCTGAGTAAACGGCATTGTTTCGTATGTGGCTAGTGCTGCTTCTAATTCGGACAAGCCCTGCTTGCGGAAACTATTAAAAGCAACTTCACGCGTTGCAGCATCACCTTGGGTTGCTAAGGCGTCTGCTTTAGCTAAGTAACTTTCCCAACCGCCCTTACCGCTGGTAATCTGTAGCAAAATCTTCTGCATGTCTTCAGATGTGCCTGTAAACACGTTGCTGCTTACCAAACCTAAACGCTCGATTTCAGTGGTGCCAACTTCACCACGACGCATTCTACCAATGGATTTACCCATAACCATAAGAGAACTCAGCACAGGAAAAGTGTCTACGCCGCTAGCCATAGTTGCTGTAAACGGATCACGGATAATCTGACGTGCAGCATACACAGGGTTTCTAGTTACCCAAGAGCGCAAAGTACGGGAGAAGAAACCCATGCTCTTAACTAGCGAAGGCACGCTTGTGTTAACACCAGCTAGACCTTGAACCAAATATTGGGAAGGAATGCCAGTACTATCTGTATTTACAATAACGTGCCGGAAACCATCATCTTTGTCATCGACCGGCTGCACGCTAAAACGAATAACTTTATCGCTTGCTGGGCCTTTACCTTTGCGGATACCTTTGCCTTTATCACCCCGTACGTCTACCAAGCCTAAGTCGGCTAAAGTAAACGCGACGTTACGAGAGGCTAGATTGTGCAACGCCATATCAATCAGCAAGTTAGTGTTTTGCAACGCACCGGTGTAGATGTCAACAATGCGCTCATCACCACCGACCAACTCTTTTAAGTAAGGCTGGTCTTTTAAGTTACCGATACGAACACGATCAGCGCCACCTAAATCAAGTACCACAGTACCATCTTGTTCTGTACGGTAGTACGGCACGTAATCATTGTTCTTAACTAAATCAATGGCTTTTTCTTTTGGAAGAGCGCCCGTTTGAACCAACAGGTTCATGAGATCACGGTTGTATTGGTCGTAGATTGCATCCGCTTTTTTAAAGCCATCACTAAGCTGTTTATTACCGGCAACAAGAGCGTCAACTTCTTTGAGCATCTTTGCCATCTCTTGTGGGTTTTTAAAGTTCAGCTTTTCTACACCTACGTTCTTAGCACGCTTACTAATACGGTACAGGCTGTATGCGTTGCGAATACCTTCTGCGTTACCCCAGCCTATACTACCTAAAACTTCAGCAAGGCTCTTTAAGTTAGCGCCGGGTTTAGCGTCAAGCACAAGACCCTTACCACCTTTTTCTTGACGCAGTACTGGAACACCAATAGTTGTGGCGTTACCGGAAACGGTAAAGCGTTGATTGTGTTGTGAAATATAGTACTTAGCTTGGTTAGCCAACAATGAGTTTTTAACGCCTTTAACTTCAAGCACTTTTTCAAAACTAGCTGCGCCACTAACTAACTTTTGTTTTAAGTACAAACCGATATTAGCCGGAAACAAACGATCCATTAACGGCGCTTGCTTAGCCATTGCCATGTCAACACCGCGAGCGATAGTCGCACCGCCTGGACCATAGGTGGCTTTACCGGGTTTTAACTGATACTCACCGTCACGCCCTTTGTAAATACCGGGGGCAATCTTTTCAGACTTGCGGGCATCACGAAGTAGCTTGTAGACGTCAGACGTGTTGATGTCTAAGTCAATGCCCATCTTACGCAAGGCAGCACGGAACGCACCAACCAATGCTTTGATGAACTCGTTAGCTTTCTGAATAAAGTTCTTGTCAGGTCTTGCTTCAGCAGTGTGTGCGATAACTTCACGTAGGGCTTTAGCTTGCGCAAACTCTTCCGATTTGCCAGCTTGTTTAGCGGCCATGTAGGCGGCAAGAGCATCTTCGCCCACGCCCAATTTGTCAGCCAAAGCAGATACGCTACCGTTTTGAGAAATAACTTTTCTAGCAAGCGCGTCCATGCCAGCCTGCCCAAGCACACCCTCAACACCCAAGTGACCAGTAATTTCGTGCGCTAGGGTGCGCTCAACGTCTTTAATATCTGCGTGGTTATTAGCCACAACAAAGACTGTACCGTCAGGCATCACGCCGCCACGAACACCGTCAATTTCAGTATCTGTGTAGCCGCCTTTTGCAATAGCGCCGCGTAATGTAGGCGTCAGCTTTTCAAGGACAAGAACTTTAAGCCCTTTTGGTAACTTAAGTTTGTCAACAACACGTTGTGCAACAGAAGAAGATACACCGGCGCCAGTAATAGGCTTTTCAATACGTGGGTCCCAGTCGCCTTTCATGCCCTCGTGCAGCCCTTTGAAGTCATCAAAATCAATACCAGCGTCATTAACTTCATCATTCCATGCTTCTTTAAACTCAAGACGATCTTTTTTACTGGTTTTTCTACCCTTTTCTACAATGTCCGCACCAACAAACTGCGATTCAGCCTTAGTAACAAGGTTTTTAAACTCAGCTGCAGTAAGCCCAACAGCTTCGTAACCCGCTTTTTCAGCGTCAAGTTCTTTAACGGCTCTACTAAATTCGTCACTAAGAATTTTTTCTTTTGTGCTTTCTTTAGCGTTTTGAAAAGCTAGTTTTGACGCAAACTCAGCATTTTCTTTACGTGTTTTTACAGCCTTTTTAAGCCCTTTAGTAAATTTGTCTTCAGTTTCTTCGCGTACCGTTTTTTGTAAAGTAATTTCTGTTGTTTTTGTATCTGCTACTTTTTTAGCTGCTTCTGCTTTTAAATAATCAGCAGCGTTTTTACCTATATCTTCAGCTCGTGCAATTAATGTTTCTTCATCTTCAGTAAGTTCTGAACCATATTTATCTAAGAAATTTTGATCGGCTGGTTTAAGTTTTACACCGGTTGCTTTTGTTTCAATTAAGTCTTGTTTCTTAAGAACCCTAGCTAGCTCGTTATCGCGCGCGCTTTCAAACTTAGATTTTTTATACAACCGATCAGCAGCTTCTTGTTGAATAAACCCGCGGTTTCTAAGAACGTCAAAGTCCGCACCCGTAATAACATCCAGCTCAGCTTGTAACGCCTGTCTTTCAATTCTAATTTTGTCGTTAGCGGCATTGATTGCTTTTCTTTGCGCCGCTGTAGCGCCTTCCGGTGCCTTCTTAATTTTTTTTGCGTTAGCTTTATTAAGTTCTTTTTGAACAGTCTCACGTATTGTTGTGCGTTGCTTTTCGGTAACAACTTGTTTACGGCGTTCAATTTTACGCTTGGTTTCTTCAGTCTGCTCGGCTTGAATAGCCTTAAGTTTGTCTTCCCGTTCAATTGAACCTTCAGGACCAACTTCTTTTCTACGGCGCTGCACAACGCTTAAGCGTGCAGCATCTTCTTCGGCTTGCGCGCGCAGTTTATTAATATCTTTGGTAATTGCCCTGCCTTCGGGAGAATCAGTTTCTACCTTAGCAAGCTGGATAAACAAATCGCCAAGTTCGCCTTGACCAAGGCCAAAACCTTCACGTTCTGCATAAGCACGTGTCTTAATAACTTCTTTAGCATAGGCTTCTTTAGCGTTTGCTACGGCTTCAACACCTTCAGCTTTAGCAATAGCCTTGAACAAGTTACGCATAGTCGTAACTTTTTTGCTCATGTTAGTAAACGCTAAGTTGCTTAATACAGTTTGTGTTACAACCGCTTCAACTTTTTTACCGGGTAAACCAAGACCTACTTTTTGACGGCCTTCTTGTTCACCCTTTTTAAGAGACTTAGCTGTGCGTTCTCTGTCGGAACCTTCTTGGGTGGCTCTAGCAGCACCCGCTTCCGCACGTTTTTTAGCATAGTACTCGTCGCGCGCCTTTTGATACACTTGAGACGCTTCTAAGTAGTCAGCGTTATTGGCTTTTAGCTGGTCAAAGAACTGCTTAAAGTCAGCATCAAGTTTTTGTTTGGCAGTGCCTTCGGCAACAGCAATCGTATCTTTTACTTGCGCAACAACTTTATTAATATCCTCATCAATACTTACACGCAGCTTGTCAGCTTCTTTACGTAGCTTGTCCGCTTTACGACGCAGACTGGTGTTAATAAGTGCTTCACCTTTAGACAGTGTACCGCTACTTTCAGACGAGTTGGCTTCGGCTTCTGCTTCGGCGGCTTCTTTTTCTTTCTTGGTAGCGACAATTACCTTGTTAAAAAACGAGTCTTTAACTTCTTTGTCGCCGCTAATATCCCGCATAAAAGCAAGGGCGGTTTGTTTTGGCGTATTTAAATCACCAAGAAGATCTTTGGCCTTGCGTACATCTACGGGGGTAAAGATGCGCAGAGCTTCACTTAAACCACGTAGTATGCCGTTCGTAGATTCCAAGAACGCATTAGCTGTATTACGCAGTTTGGATAATTCTTTGGGTTCGCCGTCAATCTCAGGCATGCTTTCAGCGGTAATTTCTGGAGCTTCAGCAAACACAGCGCGCTCAGAACCAAACGACTGTTTAAGTTTATCAAGCGTATCTCTAATATCAATGCGCTCTTGCTCCCGCATACCGGTGCGGATCTCACCCTTGCCTTCTTTTTCGCCTCTAACAAACTCGGCCCTGGCATCATCGTATGCTTTATCAGCTTCTTTTATGGACTTGGTTAAACGATCAATTTGCTTTTTGTAGGTGCTAACAAGGTCTCTATCAGTAGCACCTTTGAGCTTGTCTTCAAGGTCGTTCTTCTTGTCAATCAACGTATCAAGATTGTTACGAAGCTGCTCAATTTGTTTATTGGCTTCGCCATAGTTAGCAACAATATCTTCGTCACGTAAGCCAGCTTTGCCAATAGCATCAATGTATTGTTCGTAAGCGGTCTTATTACCAAAGTCAAAACCTGCATCTTTAAATGCTTGAAAAATAGCTGTTTCTTCTGCAGTTTCAGGGTTTCTTTGTATCTTAGCGCGCCAACCTGTAGCCTTAGCTGCTTTGCTTAACAACAACTGCTCAACAATAGTGGCAAATTCTTTCTGCTCGTCAAGGGTCATGTCCGCTTCTTTACGGCTACGACGACCAATGTTGATGTCAGAAATAGCCGCCATGATAAGCGTATCTACGTCGTTGCGAATACCACGAAGAATTAACGGACGAGACTGCCCTTCAAGGGTAGATTCGGTAGCAGCAGCGCCACCCATAAACTCGCCTTTACGAAGCTGGTCAATCGCGTCTTGAATTTCAGTAAGCGCGGTGCCTTCTTTTGCAGCACCAACAACACGTTCGCCTCTAGCACCACCTTCAGGTAGACGTGAAGTTTTCTTTACTTTAACCAGCTTAGCTTCTGCATTGGCAATACGCGCTTGTAAGCGTTTAATTTCGCTCGGTGCGGTAGCTTCTTTTAGTTGGTTATTAAGCGTTTCAATATCAGACTCAATACGCAGATATTTAGGCGCTTTGCCTTTGGCACGTATGGGTAAGGTTGCGTCAAGGATCTCATTCTCAAGGCGTGCTTTACGGCGTTCGTATCTTTCTTTAATACCTTTGGTAAGACGTGGGGTATCTTTAATCCGCTCAACATCCGCGTCAATACGCTTTATTAGTTCTTTAGCCGCCTTTTTATCGGCCGCAGGGGTGTCTTTTTTATCTGCAAGTTTTTTAGCTTTTGTGGCTCGGCTCTTAAGCGCAGAAATTTGTTTCTTCTTAGTTGCCTCAAAATCCACGTCAGCTTTAAGAATGCGATTTATTTCGTCAAGCTCATTACGAACTTTTTGAATATGCTTAGGCGTGTACTCGCCAACCGGCAAGTCGGGCTTGAACAACTTCTGAGCTGCTGGAATTTCAGCTTCACGGTAACGTAAATTTCTACGAGCATCTACTTTAGCTTTAGGCAACTCTGCTTTTTCAACTGCAGCTACGCCACTTATCTTCTCAAAAATCTGCTCAAGGTATGGCGTGCGTGGGTCTGCAGGCAAATCCATCCCATATTGTTCTGCTGTCGCGCGATCTTTCTCAATTTGATCTAACGTAGCCTTTATTTCTTCAAGCAAAAGCCCCGCCTCTTTAGGGTCGGAAAAATCCCAATTACCGTTTTTACCAGCGTTAGTTGGCAAACCAAGCATCTTAGCGGAATCGTTAAACAGTTTGCCGTCTTCAATGTTTGTAGCAACTTCTTGCGCAGTATCCATTTCGCCAAAGGCTCTTTGACGTTCGGTGGCCGCCGCCGCTAAACCAGCAAGGCGGTTGTTGGTTATCTCATTAGCTTTGAGCTCGTACTCAGCCATGTCAATTGGCTCGCTAATTTCTTCTTCGCTAAGAACCTCAAACTGACCGGTCTTCTTGTTGTATTTGGTAGGACCTTGCAAACGCTCTTGTTGCTTAGCCGCCAGTTCAGCGCTTGCCTGCTGTTCTTCTTTACGGTCATCAACTTGTTTTCTTAAACTTTCAACGTTTGTCTGCGCATTTTTAACGGCTTGAATTAATTCTTTGCGTTTATCGGTGGTTAAGTCAGCGTCTTCGCTGGCGTCAGATAATTTCTTTTGGGCTTTGCTTAGCGCAGTATTTGCGCTTTTTAACTGCGCTTCAGGAGTACGTACATTTATACCAGCACGTTGTGCTAACTCAGATAGCTGTCCTAACTCGGCATTTTTTTTATCGAGCAAGTCACCAAAGGTTTCAACTTGATCGAGGTTGCCCTCTTTCATGGCGTTCTGCAATTTAGTCTGCAGGTAGTCTACTGTGCTTGAAAGGGCTTGATGTTCTTTAATAAACCCTTGTGAATCTTCTTTGACTTTTTCTGCTTCCGCAGTTTTAACGGCTTCAGTTTCTTCTTGCGCCTTACGCTCAGCAATAGCTTGGTCAATACTAAAGGCTTCGGTTTCTGCGGCTGGAGCGCCAGTTGTTTTTAGTTCGCCAACGATTTCTTTAAGTGA